ACGAATGATAAATTAAGAAAATAATATGTCCAAAATAGCAAGTATGCCAAAATAAGAAAAAGTAGGAGTGAGTAATCCTTTTCCTAATATCTACCGAGATACTGAGAACATTGCTTACTCATTCAAATTTCGTCAATCTTTAACGCCTCGTCCACGTCAAATTTCCGTTCTACCATGGACGCAGAAACCAAGGCTGCAGCTATTCGCGCGCTTAATGCCGCAAAAGCAGATACCAGGAGAAGAAAGTTGTCCAACCCTCAGCCTACCGGGGAGCCTGTAAAAGTGGAGATACCGAAGGCATCCGGCTCAAACACAGTCAAGACTATACCAATAGCCAGTGGACCGACTGCTAACAGCAAGAAGTATACCGACATAGACTCAGTTAGGACTGGTGACAGCAAGACCACACTGACATGGAGGAATGATAGTTTTTCTAAAATCAAAGTCTACGAGGTTACACAGTTGAATGATGACGACTGTGTCCTGTATGGGCGTGCAGTATTCGATGCTATAAACACCGGAAATATAACATCAGATGTGGTTTTCATGATGCTATACCTAGCTATATCTATCAGATCCACCGGGGATAAGTCCGAGAATTATTTGTTGGCTGCCCCCACAGGGATGACTGACTTGATGGGTCTCGTCAGGCCTACCGTATCAGATCAAGCTATGGCAACGGCAGGTGGGTCGGTTGCAGATGTTGATAATATATTCGAAGCTGATAAACAGCCGCGAAAGAGAGGCAAAGGGAAGTCTACCAAGACGGGCAAAGTGGGAGACGAGCTGGTCAATAACATCGAAGGTGTCAGAAACAATCATAGGGAGGCAGATGCAGAACTTGTAGGGGAAAACAAGACATATCAGGCAGCTGCTTTCTCTTACGCGGCAGCTTTTCTGTTGAGATTACAGTGTAAGAGAGAAGACAACACCGTGCCTGCATTCGAGAAAGCTGTGACCAGATATAACGGCTTCTATGATTCTGGGGGGGAGACACTACACGGGCTAGCACTAACACTAGAATCATGCAGAGCTTTGAGAGAAGTTATAGGGCGCAAACCAGAGCTGATAGGGACATGGGTTGCTTGGGTTGCATACAACGAGAACGAGAGGAAAGCCGGTATGCTCAAGCAAGATGCTGGCTTATTGGAGTACTTAGCCATTCAAGTGTTCGCATTCCAGGGGATGCATGTGGTGACACAGACTCTGGCGATTCATCAGCTTTCAGCTGTCCCTCTTGGTAAGTTGCTGAGAGAGATGGATTGCCAGATGACAAGACGAGCTGTGGAGGAGGTTTATGGCATCATCAAGAATCATCAAGCTACCACAGCACATCCTGAGCGGAAGACGTACTTCAGATATGCAAGAGTGTGGAATGAAGGATACTTCTCAGCCGTACAATCCAAATCCTGCACTCATCTTTTATACCTGGCTTCAAAGGTGGTCAAGCAATTGAACCCGAGCGCAGGGTCAGATCCTACTCAAATATATGCCCTAAAGGACATGGGGGAAGATCAGAAAGCTAGGTTGGACAAAGTCGCCAATAAGTTATTAGACTTCATCTGGACACAGACAGCTAATGATCCTGAAGCAGGGTCCATCTGGAAAGACATCGTGGGGTGAGTGGTGACTGATCGACGACCGAATAAAACTAATCATTATCATAGAACTATTATTATATAGAGACCTCGATCATATGGCGGGTGTCATGCATAGCACACTATGACATGCTGACATATGCCTAGATAGAGGCTCACATGTGTTACAATTGTCACATTAGGTGGCATAGAATAACAATATATATTGTATAAATCTATATTAATATGCGATAATAGTTTGTGCCATATAGGGCAGTTTCGTATGCAGGATTATTTGCAGTTATATCGAAATATCGGTTTAATAAAACTAGAAAGACGACTGTAACACAGTCTAATAAAGAATAATCAGGGAGCGTATAGAAGTTTTCAAGATAACAAATTCATTCTTGCATGCTTAGTGATATCAGTGTCGAAGCAATCGTCCAAAGCTTGATCCCATTCATCAGTGTAGAAGCACTAATATGGCTGCACCGAATTTTGAAGATTTATCAAATCCTATTTTGGACATGGCAATGTCTGGTCTTAATAACAGCGGTGATGAAGATAGTCAGATCGATCCTGCAGAGATTAATGATGATGTTGAGATGGGTGTGGAGAACCCTAAGATGGATGAAGTTGCTGCTACGGATGCCAAACAACCGGTCGATGAATATGAGATCGAGGATGATCTGGCTTATGATCCCGCTGATGTGTCTCACGCTTTGGAAGATCTCAAACATCTATGCGATGTGAGGGGGGTGAATTACACGGTGCCGATGGAAAATCAAGTTTCGAAGCTGTTCAAAGAAGAGATATTATGCTATAGTCATTTGAAATGGTACATTAGGGGAATTATCCTAGCCAATCAGACTCAGGTGTTGCCTACAGTCACTGGGGCGATTGCGGATATGAAGATGGAAACACAGCATCTCCAGAAATCATCCAATAAGATCAACAAAGAAGTCAGTCGCCCAGAGAAGCTGACCAGGGAAATCACTTCAGAATTGAGGTCCATTAAAGCCGATATCCAGGAGTCTTTCCGGGCATCTATGAAGCTGTTTATGGATGAAACGACCACTAACAGCCAGAGACTTCAGCCTCCGGTGAAAGAAGAAAAAGTTACTACGAATCTGATATCCGCTTTAGTGAAATCTAAGGAAAAGGCAGAGGATTACAAGGACGAGGCTACCGTGAGTGGTGTGAAGACAGCTATCAACATACCAAAACCTGAACCATCCAAAAAAGGCAGGGACGGATATATGGCAGAAAAACGAGCCCACATGATAAGGTATGGGTTGGACGCTAGGTTTGTGAAGGAACAGCCTGATTCCGTGATAGATTTGATGTACCCGGACGATGCGCACTCTAAGCTCAAACAGATGAAGCTCAATAACCAGCAGAAGGTTGAGGGTTATTGACAACATGCAATCAAGGCTAGCCGATGCTATGGAAGAGGATACAGAAGAAGGATCAGAGGAAGAAGACGAGATGGCTCCCGAAGTAGAGGATTGGGACGAAGAGGACGATGAAGAGGTTGATGTGTGACTCATGTCTTGAATGAACGCAATCTAAAATTATCTATTCGTATTTCCTGCAAAACGCGGCCCACTGTCTGGTGCTTTCCCCGAGGCACATAGAGTGAATTAACTCGACAGGTTCTAAGGCTGCGTGAATAAATTAAGCTTGTTATATATAAGTGTGCACTCGATATAAGAGTGATTATATTAGTATTATAATCTATAGAACATATTATCTGAGTAACCCGGTTGACTAATGTAATCGGGTTTAATAAAACTAGCTCGATAGAAATGCGCTAAAGAATCAATAGGAAGTGTATACTAATCCTATATTGCATTATCATAGATCAAAAAGAAGCCTAATTCAGTTACGATCAACCCTACAATCATCATGCCGATCAGAGTCGGAAGCACATCATACACTCTCGACAAGGAGTTAGTCGTAGGAGCGGAGAACGGAGAAGTCCCCCTGACTAAGACTCTCAGCCTGTTCCAGCGTGCCACAATGCTGAACGCGAAAAACTACAGGATCAAGCAGCTGAGATTCGTGTACAAGCCTCGGACCGGATCATTGGGTGAAGGCACTATCGAAACAAGAGTTAAGGACAACCGCATCGACTCTAGGATCAGCGATCCGATTATCAATAGGTTCAGATTCGATGCATCAGCGTCTGCTGATCTGAAATGGGAATCATCCTTCTGGATCCCTAAAGATGATTTCAAGAGTGGAACGAAAGCCCCCATAATACTAGAAACCGATGTGCTGGAATGCAACCTCCAGGAAGGGTATAGTATAGGCCTGCTCAGTATAATAGTGTCCGTATCCGCATCAGATACCATGGACAACTTTATATACAGGAGACCGTCGGCTGAAATAAGAGAGGATCCTTTCAAAATATTGGCAGTAGGTGGATCTAAAAGCGCACAATCGAAGTTCATCCAAACTCCTGTTCAAAGGATGATAACGGATGAACAGACTGGGGCACCAGAAGATGCAGAGATGAAGAATCATCTGAGAGTCATAGCACGTGATAGTGTCGGAAGTCGGTCGAGCAGAATGATAGAACCGGCTAGGCCGTCCGGTTATCGACAGAGGAGGATCAGAGAAGTTTAGTGGCCGGCTCTAAATAATTGTAGTATGTGTGTGTTAAATATAAATGGCTACTATATTATCTCAGGTAACTACCCTGGGCAAGTTTAAGAAATAAAGTGATATGTTAGTCTGTGCATATCATCGAGGATACGGACTATCCCCTGCTCGGCTCCTGTTTTGATGTCATTGAGTAAATGCATCGGGTAGTAGGAACATGCCGCATAGACGATCGAGTAGGCGGGGTGTAAGATGTCGTGTGCGAGTGACAATCTTTTAGCGTGTATAATCATCACGGTGAGTATATTCCCTTGTGTAATATGTATGCGAGTCTAATGTGGTTTAATAAAACTATGCAATCGAATAATCACACCTAATACGATTAAAGAAAACGTAGGAAAATACATTATTTCAGCATACTGTCTGACGACTTATACACGACTAGATACAACCAGCATATTCTCACGACTATTCGACACCTGCATATTATCTCAACTATGACTACCCTGGTGACTACCGCCGCGCTGTCAAATGTGAAGTGGAATGCTATATCAATATCCACTAAGACAGCGTCGATAGACTTCAAACCCGGAGGAAAACCAACATCCAAGCTGAGTTTACCCACCCTGGCAGAAGCAGTAAGCTTTCTTCTGAAGGACACAGGCGGATCGAAATTATCATCAGATGTTGTTAAGGCAATGGTATCACTCCGGATAGTGTCATTGTTCTTTGACTTTCATACATCTCCCTTATACGGGCCGAGGACGAAGAGATTGAATTTTCGATTCCCGGATTATGTGATTGTACCTGCAGATAATCTCTTGCCGGGTATCAATGAAACTATATCAGCGATAGGGAAAAAGACTACGATGTGCGGGTGCGATGTGCGGTCCGATTTTGACATCAATATAATTATTGCAGAGGTGCAGTCAGCCAAAATACCGGATCTGCTGTCCGAGCATCCCGAATGGTTCTGTGGAGACTTGGGACTTGAGGGATCATACAGTGTCAAAGGGGAGGTTACCAAATCGGACAAAGGCGGGAAGGCAACAGATTCTGATGTCAAGTGATCATCTAAATCTGTGTTGTGGATCCTCCATATAACCTCTTAGGTGAGTAGGTAGATCGACATTTAGAGGCCTCCGAATCCTTCGCCGATGAAATAATAGCATTCGGTTTAGGGCGGTCAAATCGAGGTTAAATAAAACTAGGAAGTCACAGTCTAATGATACTTCTCAGAGAATATATAGGAAACGTATCCAGAGTCGTATTAGCTTAAAACACTTTTACTTACCCAATCGAAATCAGATGCCGAGACGCAATAACGAAGAAAGGGGGAAGATTATGAAGAAACCCGCGACATTGATGTACTTGATTGTCATATGCCTGTCATCGTATTTGATAGATGGCAGGAGAGGTGCAACCGTTAAATCAATCAACAAAAATCGGCTATCCATTGGTCCCGTAGCACACTGCAGGGGAGAGCTCCTGGATTTGGGCGTACAACAGCGGAACTGCTATATGAAATGTGAGGGATATGCTGAGCCTAAGAAAGGAATCACCATAGGGATCGCAAATGCTAGGACAAAAGGCCCTCCCGTGATCAAATGCTCAAAGGTGAGACTATCACAGACTTTCACCCAAACTTGGACATGGTCTACGGTTACCGGAGACCTCTTGTCTGAGGTGGTCCCAACTACGACAGAAGAGTGTCGAGAGTCCATAAACACCAACTGCCCTACAGGGAATTGCGACTTGAGAGCACCAAATAAATTGGAGGAAGAGTTTCACTATGCATCCACTACTAGAGTTGAGTCGCTGTTTATAGTGCTACAATCTGTCCCTAGCATCTTGTACATAGATGATAGTAAAGAGTGGATCTCGCCCATGGGAACGACCGGAAGGTTTGCTGCCGGAGACGGTATAGCTCAGGAAGAGCACAATTACTATATATGGAACAAGGTCAGCTCCCTAACAACATGCCCGTATCAAGTGGAGGGGACCTATGGATGCGATGAATTTGATGAAGGAGACGAACTATTTTACGCTTGTGCTGCAGGAGGGCTGACGATAACTCCCAGAAAGTCCTCGCCACTGATACATCCTACTCTATGCCCGGGTCTAAAGTGGTCTCAGGAAGGGTTATTATATGAGATATCCAAAGGAGACCCCAATAGCGATATGGTAGGAAGATTAGGGATAGAAGCTAAACCGGACACTGTGGAATCAGCAGATAATACCTCTCTCAGACACAAAATCCCAGATGGTGCAAGGAAGTTAGACTCCGATCTATGCTACACCCAGTGTGAGGTTATGGCTCTAGAATCGAGATCCGCAAACAAGTCTGCGCACCTAGTGAGAGCAGGCCATGAGCATTATTTGGCCTACTCCAATGGGACAGCTCAGTATTGCGGACCGATAACTGGATGCAGGTTATCTGAGCCCCCTCTACTGTGTGGGAACCCTCCCAGGGTGGGGATTGTCTGTGTCGGAACATCCAGATTGTGGGACCCCCTATTGCCATACATAACAGATGACCACAAGTGTGAGAAGCCTAGAGAGATTGAGGAAATGCATTTCAACCTAGGCTCTTCTAAGTACATTGTTGATCGACAACTTACCATTCCTGTCAACAAGACTGAACTGCACGGGGTCTATCATAGCGAATTCTTCAGATACCACAATAGCAGGATGATGATGGCAATCGACGACCTGTCCAGACTCAAACCAGAGTGGGACAAAGCAAAACAGGGTAAAATTACGGATTCGGTAAAAACAGAGTCGTCTCGAAGTGTGGATGCACCGCACATAATGTTAGGCGGGTGGTTCATGAGAGCATGGGGATCAGTCAGGGATATGTTCCACTCCGCAGAGGCTGTGATCGGATGTATCGTGATAGGATTGGCAATCTACATGACTGTCGTGTTGATCCTTAAAATCAAGAATGCATCAACCGCTAACCTCTATAAGCCTGTTCGGATGAGAATGGTTAATCGGAGTGCTACACAGGAAGAACCTGAACGGATGGTATGGACTTGATAACAAAGTGACCAGCATTTTTGGGTCACGATATAAGCATCTCAGATTGCTTTACAACCCATACTTATCATCCGTATCTTGAAGAAATTCTAATTCTATAGCTAGCAAGGCCTGACCATAAAAGTAATCAGTATTCCCTCGCAGGCGGGTTTAATAAAACTATAGGCAATGCAAATAGAAGAGATAGGATTATTATATTCAACGCCTGACTTCACCACTATTTAGAGGTCAATTACTCTCAGCAGTGATAGGAATCGATGGGTGATTACACTGACGCCATAAAGAGATTGACTGACGATGAGGTGGCATTCGAAATACCAGGCTATGATGTCACAACGAAAGACATGTTGATCTTTGTGATGGCGGTCTGCAAAGTCGTTCTCTTAATAATCGTGTATATATTATTCAAGACAAGAATGAGACAACCGGGAAAAATGAGAATCAGGTGGACATAAGATCTGACTGCCTGGTCGGTCGTTCTTGCTCATGCTCGGTTTTAACAAACTATGAGAGCAGGAATTCTTATCAATCGCAGACCATCTCAGAATAATCAGGTCTTGCACCTTTAAAATTCCGAACTTAGACTAACAATCATTCTCCGACTGTCTTAGCGCTACTGACTCAATTACTGTAAGCAGGGTATAGTACCGACCTCGATTAACGGCTGCAGTGGAAATCATGGACTTCCTCGTGTTTAATGATGATGAACATCAGGCCAAGGTTAACAAAGCACCGCTGCCTGACTACCACCTGAGAAATCCTATTAAACCATTGCTATGGCTGCATGATGATTCTAGACTGACTAGCAGATCCAGAGTTGATAAGGCTTACCTCAAAAAGTTGGGGATGGGTAGGATCGAACTGGGATCTCACATCGACCTCTATCTGACAGAAAACATGAAGTTTGACACGGAGAGCACACTGCCTCTAGAGGACGCAATCGCTGATCTAATTGTTCGACTCAAGATAGATGTGGACGTAATGGGGAAAAGCCGTGGCGTTAGCGTAGATTCCATAGCAGAGGCCGTGGTATCAGCTCCGAAACATCTGTGGGGCGGTATGAGATTCTGGGGTAGGGTTCTGTCTATCATGAACGCTCGGTCATCGAAGAGGCCCTTGCCTCCTGGCCATTCTGAAGTAGACGGCGTGGTCCGAGTAAGGAACGGGGCATTACATGTTACGGTTCTTAACACCGGGATCCTGATCAACCGAGATCGATCAAAATATCTTCTATATGATGGTGACTGGGTCAGATTGGCTGCGGATGTCTATACACAGCGTTATCTGTATATCACCGGGGCGTATGTAGGACTCCACATCAACCCGTCTCAATACCCCTCTATAGCAAACGTGGAATCGGTAATCAGATGGGGAGATAACGTTCTGTCTGAGCTGGGGAATGAAGGATTCAAAGTTCTCAAGACTTACGAAGCGCTAGTTATAGGGGTAATCCAGCTGAAAGGAGAAGCCGGGGTAGTGAACCCAGCTCGATTCTTGAACAACACCCTCCAAGACCTGTTTGATGACTCTCCGACATATCATCGACACGCAACAGAGGTAGTTAAGATCCTTCAAGATATAAGCAACCTTCATGAATTGACACAACTGTATGGGTTACATCGAATCTGGGGACATCCTATGGTGAACAGTGCCAAAGGAATGGAGAAAGTGATGATGATAGGTCAGAAGGAGATAATCAAGGATGACAGACTGGCAGCTGATGCAGGGAGAATGTTCAAACTGCTATTCTGTAAAGAATATAAGGCAAAGCATGGGCAGTTCCCTCCTATCAGGGAGTACCCTAGCAGATTAGTCACTGAACTGTTGGAAGGAGAAGGTAGTGCAGTATATCTGGGCAGGCATAGTCTTGAGGATTGGGGCAGGGTGAAATTTCAGCAGTGTTTTCAACTTCCTGAGACATTCAACTTATCTATGATAGTGGCTGACAAATCGATCTCCCCCACACTTAGTGAACTCAGGACACTGATTAAGACCAAGCGAACAGTTATGAGTCAGGACAAACGCAGAGGTGTGAAGCGATGGCTAGAGGACACGACATTAGATCCGAAAGTTTTCCTAGAGCAGGTGAATAGGGGAGAATTCCCTGATGACCACAAGGTTATCGGATTGACTCCGAAAGAAAGAGAATTGAACCCAACCCCCAGAATGTTCGCATTAATGTCACACCTGCTGAGAGTTTATGTCGTCCTCACGGAACAGTTGATATCAGATCATATACTGAAGTACTTCCCTCAAATTACAATGACAGACTCACTTCTAGATTTGACAAAGAAAATGTTCTCTACCGTCAAACATCAATCAGTGCAGAATAAGAAGAGAGGTAAAGATAAAACATGGGCCTCGAAGGTCATATGTATGTCACTGGACTTCGAGAAGTGGAACGGGCATATGAGGAAGTCGATGACATCAGGGGTCTTCACAGCTCTGGGTGATTTATTCGGTATGTCGGAGTTGTATAACCAGACCTATGACATATTCGGAGAGTGTTATTACTATCTGGCCGATGGGACATATGTCCCTGGGATTGAAGGAGACAAACTCAAAGTGGAAAATCCGTCATCTTTCACTGGTCATAAGGGCGGGATGGAGGGGCTTCGACAAAAAGGCTGGACATTGTTCACAGTGTGTGGATTGGAAGTCATATTGTCTCAGCACGATTGCACGTACAAGATCATGGGTATGGGAGATAATCAGGTTTTACAGATCACACTCTACACAAACAAAGTAGATAATGCTGGATTGCCAACAGACGAAGGCCTCCGAGAGATCAAATTGTCGATGAACGACATATTTCACAAGTTGATCGAGACATTCACTGACGCTGGGCTGCCCTTAAAACCATTGGAGACATGGATGTCTGAAGATCTATATGTGTATGGGAAAGTGCCTGTGTGGAGAGGGGTTCCGTTGCCTATGGATCTGAAGAAGATAATGAGAATGTTTCCTTTCAGTAATGCAGATGTTATGACACTGGAGAATGCACTCAGTACAGTATCAGGGAATGCCCTTTCAGCAACTCAAGCTTCTGCCTGCATATGGACCCCATATGTAATGTGCATCCTCATGAATAGCCTATGTATCAAAGACTTCATGACTTATCATCCGTTGCTTGGGGAGGGACTAATGAGCGGTATGACTGGACAGGAGGGATGGACCCTAAGAACCGCATCTGGTGAGCGGTACGATTTCAGCGCGGCGGGATTGACTCTGCCAGGTATTCGATCTGTATCTCTGTGCATGCAGATGATTCCCAGAACCTTGACAGGATACAACGGTGTCAACATATTGGAAATGATGATGAGAGGCTTCCCTGATAATCTATCTAGGGATGTCAGTTACATTATGTCCGTGATCAAATCTGCCGCTGCTCCTCACTGGCTGGCCGAAATCCTTAGACGTTGGGTTAAACCGATTTATATGCCGTCCATAAACTATGCTACATTGGTTCAGGATGTGACGGCGGTCAATCTTCTATCTCCTAGATCTCCATCCTCAGGTATCAAGCAAGTTGTCACTACATACATGAGCTCAGGTGCCAGCATAAAGAATGAAGAATTCAAAGATTTGATGTTGACTAAGGACAAGTTGCACGAGGAGTTCTTATCAGAATTATTATGCACAGGTGACGATTTGCATATCCGGCTTATCCATGACATCTTCGACGCCACAATCTACGGATACGTGGACGGGATTCTTTCTAAGGTAGTCAAAACCAACACAATCCAGAGGCTCGCCATGTCTCAGTCGTCGAAGGATATATTCGATGTGATCGAGTCAGATGAGAAGACATATTTTAAATTCTTCAGGTGGAGGTGTGCTCAAGAGGGGGATACACTAAGGTCAGACTGCCCGACAGAGATGTGTAGGGAGATGCGACAGGAAGGGTGGAAGAAGAACCTCCGAGGAATAACAATTCCGCACCCTCACAGCTTCATGAAGGAAACATTGTGTGACCACATTATAGGGTGTGATTGTAGCGATGGATACATGTCAATTCACTTACCTGATGGACAGATGCCTAACGATGTATGGCTGAATAGTATAGGAGGAAGCCCTCCCTATCTGGGTAGCATGACAAAGGAGAAGGTTGTTGTAGGTGCGGGAGGGAAAGTGTACTCATCAGAGCCTTTAATCAGGCGGCCGATCAATATGTTGAGAAGCATCAATTGGTTTGTACCGCCGGAATCCAACACAGCCAATATCATTCGAATGTTGGTAGCCAGCGTGTCTGATATAGACCCTGAACCGTACGCGGGAGTCAGCGAAGGGGCTGCAGGGGCAGAGGTTCACAGATATAAGGACTCAAGCACATCTCATGGCGCATTAACCAGCTCCAGTTACCTTCTATCGACTAGGTATCATATCTCATCAGACCACTTCTATAGGTATTGCCGGGGGTCCGACAACACAGACTTGCATTTCCAAGCTTTATACTGCTATTTGGTTGAGAGGACGAACCTCGAGATTGTTAAGGCCATCCGAAATCAAGACCCGATTAAGAGGTTCAAGCACTATAAGCAGTGTTGCTATACTTGTGTGAAGCCCGTACAAGATGACTTCATTGATATCCCCGATGATAGGGTACTGACAGCAGTACCATCCCGGAAGAGCAATAAATACCTGTTTGTGAAGTCGGAGAAGATAAGGATCCTGGAGGATAGATCACCTCTTAGCAGGTTGAATGCAATCGCTATGGAAACGCAAGAGTATGATGCAATGTCTCCTAGGATGAAACGGCTGTGGCTCCAGGACATCATCGCCGACAAGATAGTTAGTGACATTATGGGACAGTCATCTGAGGACACGTCTATGGAGGCTAGCCTACTAGATGTCAAATCATTTGAGAGGACCATGTATTTGAAACTGGATCCGAGATACATCATAGATTGCGTGATGGGAGGTCTGAGCTTGTGCGCTGAGTGGAGGTGGCTAGAATCTACAGGACATCAGAAAGACTGCACGGGGGGAGAGATATCTAGATCTATAATCTCCATCGTTAGAGGGGCGTCATCCATGAGCATGATCGGGTTAGGGATGTTCTTCTGTTGGGAAGACTCTGCTGCTAGATTCGCTAACACTTACCCTGAGATTGTCACACCGATAAGCAACCCGTTAACAATAGAAACTTGTTGTAGCGCAGTTAAAACTTCAATAATAAGCTTAGCTCTAAAGAAAAGATGGTCTCTCCCGGACAGGATCAGCATAATAGCGGATGATGAGAAATCCAGCATGTGGGTGATGAAGAAGCTGTTGTATCAGTTCAGGATCAAGCAAGACAAGTGTCTCGACTGTAGGAGGTTGATTAGTAAAATGACATCTACAGATATCAAGAGGATGAGAACACTACAATGCAGACAGTCCCACAAGCCATTCGACCGTGCAGCCAATACCCCTTGGAGGAGTTCCTATGTGACAATAGAGAGATTACGAAAAGACTGCGACAGCACAGATATTCAATCTTCGAAAGCAGTGAAAGGACATATGAAGAAAATGAAAGCCAATTTCTGCACCGCACTGATCACCAAAGGAGACATAATCATGCGTCCCGAAGTTGCGACACCTCCGGCAGATGATCCACTGCCTAGTTTCCCAGAGGACTTTCATAGGTTTTCAGAATATCACCTCATGAACATAGACACTGTACCCACCAGAACAAAGAGCAAATGCACAGTGCTATTGAATCCATACCTAGATGATATCAAAGGGAGAGATGTGTTTGTTGTCGGAGATGGTCTAGGAAGCTCGGGGGTAGTGGTCGCATTGATGGGAGCGAAGAAAGTTATAACCTCCACTATATTAGACCCTGAGAGAGCTATCCCACACACCTATGTGCACAACATCAGTCCTATATCTCTCAAATTCGATCTGAACGATGTTTTAGATACAAAAACCATGATCAACAAGATGAACAACATAATGGACAAAGGCTGGACAGATTCTTGGAAGGGAACGACATTGGACTGCAGGGCCCTAGTAAGCGATATAGAAATCTTCAGGAGAGAAGATAGGGCGATGAGGAGCAGGGCACTACGACAATTGCTCAGTTTGAAGGAGTGGTCTTTTGCTGTCATCAAGGATTACATCTACACTTGCAGTGAGCTAGCAGAGCGAATACAGATCATCATGACATCATCACCTTCGTCATGGAGGCTCATTACGACAAAGCTTCGGTCTGCCAATTACCCTGAATGTTGGTGGGTATTGCGAAATTCTCATGTGATTGAAGACAAGCTAGGACTGAGCATTGAGACCGGGAAACTGAATAGGGTTTGGAACAATTACTTAGAGGTGATGACGCAAGAGGTGGAGCTAGATGAGATGACAGAGAGAGAGGAAATTGAGCTCAGATCTTTACATGGACCGGAAGTGCTTTCGTCAATGTTATCCCATGTCAGGAACTGGTTATCCCTCCCAATAGTTGGTCTATTATACCCTAACGGAGGAAATTTCACCCGGATATATCTTTATATGAAGAAGTATAAGCAGCCAGCTTGGGTCAAAACTCAGAGGGTGGACAGTGCTCTAAAGTTATATGACAAGGATTATTATCGGCTCAGAGACATTCTACTCTGTTTGGCATTGGGACTCTGCGAGTCTGACCAAGATGTAGTGACCGAATTGAAAAGAACGGAGAATTGGTATCTGAACTGGGTTGAAAAAGAGACAGGCGTGTGGGACTGTGAACTGACCAGATCGACAACTAGTGAAGGGATGAGAGCAGATATAGAAGATTATCTTCCGTATGTCCGAATCATGATGATAAAGGACCAGTTGTGTAAATACAATATCTGTGACACAATCAAGTTTAGGCCGTCAAGTAGAGGCGATCAGGACATCCATTTCAGCATCAGCAAAACATCGTACATGAAACCGTCTAAGCTGATAAAAGATAAGAGAATGTTCGGCACAGATTGAACGTGAAAATCGTCACTAGTCCTTATTACAAGCCTAGATAGCATTGTAAAATGATATTGATCATAAGACAAGCAGCGTGTACAATAGAGCGTTGTATAGGTTTAATAAAACTAGAATTAAATAACCACATAGATTAACCGATCTATCATCTACTCCTCTTTATCTTCTGGAAGCAGTGCAGACACGACTCTTCAGGCAATGGCGGTGTGAATGACTTCGGATAGAAAGGTTGGAAGATATGAAATTTCTCAATAGTAGGGATCATAAATCTATTACTTTCCGTCTTATTGGTATGGGGGTATTTAGCAACAAAATTTTCTTAATTTATCATTCGT